TGCCTTCTTGAATGATGTTGCCTCGACGTCCTTGCTCTCACCGCCATCTATTATTGTGAATTTTCTCATTTTTGTTGTCATACAAACTATTTTATCTATTTCCTGTAAAAAGTCAACCAAATGGTGATGGGATTTGACATTTTCCCAGAAGTGTGTTTAAATACTGATGTAAATGTTGATTGACACGGAATAAACATTTCGGACGTCGGGGCAGTACCGACCAGCTCCACCAATTATTACTAGGTGGCTTATGTAAACCCTTCCGGGGCTGACATAGTATCGACGGGTGTGTAAAGGTGTCAGGAGTTTGCCCTGTAGGCACGAGGTTACGTCCAGTTTTTAAATGCAAACAAAAAAGCATTAGGATTTGCTGACCTAACGGTTGGCATGTCTGAAATGAGATTAGCGGCGTAATAACCGTTGATCACGGGGTCTGGCCCACCTGGCAACAGAACGGGCCATAACTAATAGTATGTTCAAATTGTTTGCAGTCATGTGTTTCCTAGTCAATGGTGCGGTGGAGTGCACCGGTTACGATGACAGCGAGGGCCGGATATACCAAACTTTATCAGAGTGTGAGAAGGACGCCCAGTACAGGTTCTACGGGCTCACGGACATATTCATCCGCTATCAACAGCCTTACGAAGAGATCGTGATCGGCTGTGAAGAGATCAAGGATTAATCTTTAAACCTAAACATCTTGTCAGATCCACTGGCCAATCCTATGTCCTCATAGTTCCACTCGGACATCAAGTCTGCTAGCCTGTTTTGATTTTGGAACCACTCAAGGCAGATCAAGGGCCTGAATCGCTTCACCGTTTGCTCGGCACCCATCAGGGCGTTGTATTCGTTGCCCTCTATGTCAAGGTGTATGAGGTCACATGCCCTCAATCCCAGACCGTCTATGCTCAGAACGGGTATGGCCCCCGCCATGTCTGTTATCTCGAACATGCCTGAATTGGGTTCACTCTGCAGGTCCGCTGGATTCGTTATACCCGCGGTCAACTCGTCGCCCTTGCCCAGGAAGGCCTGTATCTTGTAGACGTTGGTGTTGGTTGAAAGGTTGTTGATAAGGCAATAGAAGTTGAGGTTGTCAGGTTCAAACGTGTAGACCGTTTGGAACTTCTCACTGTACTGTTTTGCATAGACACCACAGTTGCCGCCCGCCTGTATGGCCACACCCTGTTTCGATACCCGTGACATGACCTCTTGGGGTAGGTCAATGTGCCTCTGCGTGGCCCGCCAACATCTACGGTCATTCCTGGGCCACACCCAACCTTGCCTTAGTTCTGTGTCTTTATGTCTTTCCATCTGACCTCCACTGGTTTGTTCTTTCCTCGCGTCCCTTTCTCATGGTATACCAGGCAACGATTGTGTTCTTGCCTGTCCTGTTCTGTCTTTACGTCCCAGTGCCGGATCCATTCACCATTCGTGAGCTCGGTGTAAGGCAGTAACCCAAAGACCTGTTTAAGCACCTTCTGGTCCACTCCTATCGTCTTGCTTTCTTTGACCATTTTTGTCATCATAGTGGCAGAGGTGAGGCTTTCCTCCTTGCGCTTTGGATGAAAGTGACAGAAAGTGGCCATCAGCCTGCTGTTGAATGTCGTGAATGCCATGTCTCTGTACAGTTTTTTACTTTGAGAATCTGTCGGACTCCTCAAGGCGTATGCGTCCACGTCGGCCACGATCACTGATTGTTGCTCCCGGATGTTGTGCCCCAACAAGATGAATCTCTGTGCCTGGCAATAGGTCTCATACATGGCGCGTGTCATGTGTTCTGTTGTGTTGACTGAATATTTGGGGTTTGATGATCTCAAGGCCTCACCACTCTGTGTCCAATCATACTGTTTTGTATCGCAGTGTGTGTAGGACAGTTCAAGATCGTCCAATCTCCCTAGGGATTCCTCGGAAGGATCCACGACATGCACGTGTATGGGCAGTCGCCAGTGTTCGGTGAATGTGCTGTAGAATCTAGGGAAGTATCTATCCAGATATGCGTCATCGCATGAGCACAGGATGAACCTGTCATGCGTGGGCCACTCGCCTCGGACGTCCGTGAACATCTATGACAGCGTGTTGGATTGCTCGTTGAGGTCCAGCGCCCTGGCTATCCTGTCACGGTCTTCCTGGTTCATGTTGTTGAGCAGGGTCTCACTCTGTGTGTAGATGGTCCTATTGGCGGTCGTGATGCCCAACTGTTCACAGGCTTTGGTTATGACCTGTGCTGGAGTCAATGGATCGAATCCCGCGGTGTCTATCCTCGCGTCACGCTTGGCCTTGTTGGCGACCGCTATGAGATCCAGCGGATCCCTGACGTCTGGCAGTCCAGAGTCTGCGTAAACCTGGTCAATTATCGCGCTCTTGTCTGAATCCGTGCTCGTGGTGTATATGGGATTGAGGTCATTAAAGTTTGTTTCGTAATTCTCGTAGTAGTCCTGCCACTCCTGGGTCTGTGCCACCTTGGCTAGCAACAATGACATTTCCTTGTTACTCGCGACACCTGTGTAGGTCTGAACATCTACGAGTCTTTGGATATAACTCCTGATACCTGTGAGGTTGCTGTTCTCCAGGGAGACCTGCGTGTTGACCTTCTCCCTGCCCGCCAGCAGTTGTGTCCTTTTGGTGAGGTATGGCTCTGATGCTAGTGCATTGTTGAAGTTGGTGTGTGCCGTGGCCACCGCAGTGGCGAAGGTGTCCAGCGTCTGTTGGAAGTCTGTGCTGTCATCCCGAGTGCTTTGGATAAACACTTTTAGGTCATCATAAGCGGTCTCCAGTGCTGTCTCTGTCGCTAGGTTGGCGTTGTTGATGAAGGTTATCGCCTCCTTCAGCATGGTGAACGCCGGTTGTGTGCTGTCCTCGGTGGTCAGTAACACATTGTTCAGGGTTCCCAAGTGATCATTGATTCCCTTGTTTAGGTCACCGGCAGGGACACCGTAGAAAAATGGCACTAGTCCCTGGACTGACTGAACACTGCCCAGTATCTCCGTGAATGTGCCTGCGGTTGGGTTTGGCACGTCAGTGTCCACTGGCAGAATGCTCCCGTCTATGATGCTGGCCGTGTGCCTGACGAGGTCTCCCAATGTCCTACCCAGGTTGAGGTATGAGATGTTGTTGATAGTGTCCTTCAAGTCGTTCTTCTGTGACGTGGTCAGCACCGTATTGGAGGCTATAACGGAATCCAGTTCGAAGCTCTTGACGACCCATCCTGCCTTGAGATCATTGACCGCGTTTTCTACGGCCTGGTTGGAGAAGTTGGGTGAGAGTCCCACCAGCGTCTTTAGTCCCTTGTTGACGGTCATGGTTATCCTCCCGCGAACACGTTGGGTGCGCCCTGTATCATGAATCCAAAATCTGTGCTGTCACTAACACGTGCCAAGGGTATTCCCTGAACGAAAATGCTGGTGCTACCCATGTTGACGTTGGCCTCGTGTGCCTTACAAACCAGTCCTTTCTTGATCGTGTGCGGCATCACAGGATCTCCCAATTTAAGAACCGGCGTGGCGTTTGCGAACACAGTGAACTGTGTTGCCTGAACTCCCACTATCGGGGTACATGTGTGATTCGTGAAGCATAGATCTGCGTGTCTTGAAACTTGTGGCATGTGGGTATTTATTGGCGGAGAAAACCGCCCGTATTATAACTTAAATTTGCTGAACTGGCCTTTTTTCACGTCTTGTTTTATACCACCCACGATATAACTTTCGACTTCTGTTTCTTGGGGAGCGACTTGCATGCCCTTGCTTGACAGCCAGTGTTGCGTCCATGGCAGTGGGTTCGTGCCCGCTGGTTGGTCATACACCGCGTCATAGCCCAGGGCCTTCAGCCTCTTGTTGGCAGTCCATTCCACGTAGTTGGCCAGCAGTTTCTCGTTCAGTCCTATGATGGATCCGTCTTTGAATAAATGCTGTGCCCAGGCCTTCTCTTCCTCCACAACAGACTTGAACATTTTTATGACCTCACCATCGCACTCCTTGATGATCGCTTTCATCTCCTTGTCGTCTCCGGCCATCCAGTTCTTGAGGATGTGTGTGGATATGGCCAGGTGCTGTGATTCGTCCCTCGCTATCAGTGAGAGTATCTTGGCTGATCCTTCCATCAGTTTCAGTTCACCAAACGCGAAAGTGCATGCGAATGAAACGTAGAAACGTAGGCCTTCCAACAGGTTCACGTTGACCATCGCTAGGAATAATTTCTTCTTCAACACCTTGGTCGATCCCTTGCCGTTGATGTCCCACTGCTTGGCGTACTCGATGAAGTCATCGTAGTGTTTTGTGACCGATGTGGCCCTCTTCAGGATCTGCTCATCGTCCACTATGGTGTCGAACACCTCTGATGGATCTGAGTACACGTTCTTGATTATATGGGTGTATGATCTCGAGTGGATCGTTTCAAAGAAGTCCCATGTGACTATACAGCTCTCCAGTTCTGGTAGCGAAACGTAAGGTAGGAAAGCAATCACAGGTCCCCTGCCCTGTACTGAATCTAATAGGGTTTGATACTTTAAGTTGCTAGTGAATATGTGTTTCTGTTCTGGTCTGAAGTTCTGGAAGTCCGCCCTGTCCTTCTGTAGTGAGACCTCCTCTGGTCTCCAGAAGTAACCCAACTGCGTCTGTGTCAGTTTGTCGAACACGGGGTACTTGTACACGTCAAATCTCTGTGTGTTCTGGTCCTCACCAAAGAACATAGGCTGTTTAGTGAAGTCAACTTTGCTCTGGTTAAAAATTGTTTTGCTCATCTGTCCTCGTTTCTATGTTAGATTGTGCAGGCTTCACACTCACCGTCGTCGTCCGCGGTAGTACTTATCTGTTCCGTTTCATTTTCCGGTTCCAGTATAACATCCTCGCCCTCGTCGTCCATAGTGGAGCCTATGCCCGCCGGTTGCACGTCCTCTTCCTCGCCCTTGAAGTCGTATGTGTTCTGGTAGTAACTTGTCTTCCATCCATACTTGTATGCGGTCAGCATGTCCTGTGCCATTGCTGACAATGGAACTTCGTTGTTCTCGTAGTGTAATGGATTGTAACTCCAGTTGCCTGATATGGCCTGGTCGAAATACTTCTGCATCATGGCCACAACATTGATGTAGCCCGTGTTGTCTGGCATGTCCCACAACAGCGTGTAGTCGTTTTTCAGTTTTGGGAATCCTGGTGCTATCTGCTTCAGCGGTCCCTTCTTGCTTTTCTTGATCTGTAGCATGGCCCTTGGTGGTTCTATACCGTTGGTCTCGTTACTAACAACGGAAGAACTTTCTGATGGCATCTGTGCTGACAGTGTGCTGTGTCTCAAACCGTGCTTGGCGATGTCTTTCCTCAATGCCTCCCATGCCATACGCTGTTTGTGTGGCACTATCTCGTCTACTTCTTTCTTGTAGTGATCGATCGGTAGTTGGCCATCTGCGTATTTGGTTCTCTCGAATCCCTCACACTTGCCCTTCTCCATCGCTATGTCGCAACTCGCCCTCAATAGGTAGTATTGGAATGCCTCTGACAGTCTGTCCACTAATTCCCAGGCACCCTTCTCGTTGTATTTCACTCCGTTCTTGGCCAGGTAGTGCGCCAAGCCGATGTAGCCAATCCCTAAAGATCTCCTTTTCTTTGTTGAAACTTCGGCGGCCTTCACAGGGTAGTCTTGGTAGTCTATGATCTGTTCCAGTGCCCTCACGCTCAGGTCACAAAGGTTCTCTAGTTCTGATACGTCTCCCAACTGTCCCACGTTTATCGCTGACAGTATGCAGAGTGCTATCTCACCTTGGTCATCGTGTATGTCCTGTATGGGAGTGGTTGGCAGAGTGATCTCTTGACAGAGATTACTCATTGACACCTTGTCTTTGAAACTGCTGTGTGAGTTGCAGTGATCCAGGTTCATGATGTAGATACGTCCTGTCTCTGCCCTCTCCTTCAATAGGTCAAAGAATAGGTCCTGTGCTGGCACCTTCTTCTTGGGGATGGTCTTGTCTTCCTCGTATTTCAGATAGAGATCATCAAACTCGGGAGTGCCGAATGCCTCGTACAGTCCTGGAGCCATGTGCGGAGATATCAAGGTGATGTCCTCCTCGTTCATGAATCTCTCGTAGAACAGTTTTGATATCTGTATGGAGTAGTCCATACGTCTGACCCTGTTGTCTTCCGTGCCCTTGTTGTTCTTCAATACTAGGATGTCTTCTATCTCTGGGTGCCATATCGGGAAGTGCACCGTGGCGTTACCTCCACGCACTCCGTTCTGTGTGCAACATCTCACTGTTGATTCGAATTTTTTTAGGAACGGGATCACTCCTGTGTGTTGGACCTCCCCTCCCCTGATCTTTGAGTTGATTCCCCTGATACGTCCTGCGTTGATTCCTATGCCCGCTCTCCTGGCCACATACAATCCGATCGCCATGTCAGATGAGAATATGCTTGGCAGTGTGTCGTCACTGTCCACCAGCACACAACTCGCGAACTGCCTGATCGGTGTCCTCACTCCAGCCATCACTGGTGTGGGTATGTTTATCTTGTGCTGTGATATCGCATCGTAGTATCTCTTCACGTAGCCCATCCTGGTCTTCTCTGGGTACTCCGCAAACAAGGTGGCCGCGATCATCATGTACATGTCCTGTGGTGTCTCGTACAGTTGTCCTGTAGACCTATCCTGCACCAGGTACTTGTCACAGATCTGTCTCAGTCCCGCGTATGTGAACTTGAGATCCCTGTCTCTTCTTATCCAGGTGTTCAGTTTCTTGATCTCTGTCTTGTTGTACTTGTCCAGGATGCCTTTGTCATACACGCCCAATCTGATGTTTCTTAAAATAAGTTTTAGTAATGGAATGTATTCATATTGTCCATGTGCTTCCTTCCTCACGTCATAGGATAGCAATCTCGCCGCCGCGAACTGGTAGTTGGGTGCTTCCAATGAAATAAGATCGTTTGCTGATCTCACTAAAACATTTTGAATGTCCTTGGTGCTCATGCCATCATAGAACTGTATGTTGGCGTTCATCTCGATCTGAGAACTTGACACGCCAGACAGCCCCTCACAGGCCTCCTCGACCACGAAATGGATCTTGTTGATGTCCAGTGGTTCCAGCCTGCCGTCTCTTTTCTGCACTTGGATTGTAGAAGAATTCGTGTTCGGCATTAAGACTTTATAATTTTTTCTATTGAGTTTCGTTTTAATTGTATCCATATTTATCTAATTTTGTCGTTTGCTGAAATCAAAAAAATTGCTAAACCAGGAAAGGCGTAGTCTCTCTTTGATTTTCTTTATGTACTAATATTACTATAGACGTGTAAAGATGTCTATCAGTTTGTGTGGTATTATGCGATGATGGTGGTCTGGTAATCTAATGTGGCGTCACCTGGTGTGCCG